CTCTTAGAAACTTCATGGAAGAATTTTCTAAGAACTGTGGGTTTATTCTCACCTGTAATTTCAAAGACAAAATCATTGACCCACTTCAGTCAAGGTGTTCAGTCATTGAGTTTAAGATCAAGAAAGGTGACATGGCTGAACTTGCCAAACAGTTCATGAAGCGTGTTTGTAATATTCTTGATGGTGAGAAAGTCCCCTATGAGAAGGCAGTTGTCGCGGAGGTAATCAAAAAGTATTTCCCCGACTGGCGAAGGGTACTGAATGAACTGCAACGTTATTCAGCAACAGGAAAGATTGACACTGGCATTCTTTCTAATATGAAAGATGTCAGCCTGACCAAGTTGGTTGGGCTCATGAAAGAAAAAGATTTCACAAACTTACGTAAGTGGGTTGGTGAGGCTGATATTGAACCTGCTGAGTTTTTTCGCAGTTTGTTCGACAAGTGTGAGGAATATGTTGAAAAGAAAAGCATCCCCCAACTTGTATTGATCATTGCTCGTTATCAGTATCAAAATTCCTTTGTTGCTAACCCTGACATCAACTTGATGGCATGCTTGACCGAGATTATGGTTGAGTGTGAGTTCAAGTAATGTTCTTCAAAAAAACAAAACAGTGTAGCATGTGCTATGCTAAACTGAAAGAGGGTCAGGAATTTTCCATTGTACAAATGAAGGTTCAAGAGGGTTTGATTGAACTTGAAGTTTGTGAAGACTGTGGCGAATTCCTTGACAAGTCAGCAGATGTTTTGAGGAGCAAAAATGTCAAAGACGAATCCATTTGATTTTGTTGACTCAATCAACTTCACCAAAAAAGATTTGATGAAGGGGACTGAGAACGATAAACTCGCTGAGAAATCTTACAATCCTTGGCTGATCAACAGCGCCCTATCTTATTTTCCAGACACCATTGAGCATGCGAATGCTATGAATGGTAACCACCATCTGGATAACAAGTTGCAGTATTATTATTTAATAAATACTGTAAGACCCAAAAGACGTTACAGCAAATGGGCTAAAAAGAAGGAAGATAGTGATTTGGATGCTGTTGCTAGATGTTATGGATATAGTATGCGTCAGGCAAAGTCCGTCATCCAAATCCTATCTCAAGAGCAATTAAACCAGATAAGAAAAATTGATAAAGGTGGATGACCATGAGTTTAATCGAATCACTTGTAGAGGTTACCCTCAAGGCAGAGGATGACTTCCTGAAAGTCCGTGAAACGCTGACACGTATTGGTGTCGCTTCACGCAAAGAAAAGACATTATTTCAATCTTGCCACATTCTTCACAAACAAGGCAAGTACTACATCGTGCATTTTAAAGAGTTGTTTGCTCTTGATGGCAAACCAACAGAATTTTCTGATTCAGACAAAGGGCGCAGAAATACAATTGCCAATTTACTCCAAGAGTGGGGGTTGGTTAAGATTGTAAAACCAGAAATGACAGCCGAGCCTGTTGTACCACTGAGTCAAATCAAAATTCTCCCATACAAAGAGAAAAACGAATGGGAACTCGTCACGAAGTATAACATCGGTAGAAAAAAGACCGCTTGACTTAATTTTTCTCTTTAGGTATGCTTCTTACTATCCGTTGAATAGTAAGGTGATTATATGAGTTTGAAAGAACGCATTGCTTTTTTTGTTTTGACCACCCCTTGGGTTCCGTATGACTATTTTCCAAAAAGTTGGAAGGCAGTCATTTTTGACTGGCATACAAGAACGCAGGACAATGAAGAAAATTTATGAACAAGGAATTTTGTCCCGTTTGTAAACAATTAGTAGAATCGAGTTGTCCAGATAGAACTTGCCCATTTGCAAGGGTGAAACCCAAATTGACTTGGGATGAATTGAAGAACAACAAACGTTCTAGACGTGACATCTATATCATACTTGGGTTTGCTGTATTTTTTGCTACAATTATTTCATTTATATACTTATGAGTTATCCTATGAATGGTGATTTTGAAGTTCATCCTCGTGGCACAACCAACGAGTTGCGTGTTGTTCGTCAGTTTGTAAAAGAACTGTCTGAAGCGGTAAACAAGAACGATAACAATCTTGTTCGCGACCTCACTGCAAAAATCAACTTGTGGTACGCTGGTCACGTTCAATCACACCCTCTTTAAAAAAGACTTTTCTTTATTTTTGCACTAACGTATACTCTTCTTATTGAATCAAGTGATTATTGAATAAATAGTCACGAACCAACGGCAAGCACGTTGGTGGCTTTTTAAAAAAGTAAGTCTTCAGGGTAAGGTTCCTCTATGGGGAGCCACTAACAACTGCGGGAGTTGGGGCAGTTGTCAAAGATTTCGCCCATATAGCACAGCGGTAGTGCAACTGATTTGTAATCAGTAGGTCGGGAGTTCAAATCTCTCTGTGGGCACCAGATGCAGACTGTTACCTGAGCCTCGTAGCAGCGGAGACTGTCACCCCGAAGCATAGTGTGACGCTGGATTAGTAACCAGCAGATATTCTGAACCCATCGTCTAACGGTCAGGACACATCCCTTTCACGGATGGAATAGGGATTCGAATTCCCTTGGGTTCACCAAACGTTTTTGTTATGTAGTTTTTGGGACTGAAACATTAAAGTGATGTAACGGACTTTTAATCCGTAAAAGAGGGAGCGTTACCCTCCAGTCCTACCAAATGCGAATGTCCCGTGATGGTGTAATTGGTAGCATCGCAGTCTCCAAAACTGTTGGTTGCGGTTCGAGTCCGTATCGCGGGACCATGTAGATTTTTTGGCGAGTAGATCAGAGGTAGATCAGTTGACTGTTAATCAACCTGTCGTTGGTTCGATCCCAACCTCGCCAGCCATCTTGGTGACCTCGCAAGTGCACTTGCGGGTTCATCCTATCAGTGTTGAGGCTTTTCCGTTTCGGTAGCACTGATTGAGATATGAGGTAGAACGGAACGTAAGCCATGTTGCGTGGGGGCATGGTTAAGAACAAACCTTAAATGGTAGCCCACGCTATTTTAAGCCCGCAAGGGTTAGTCCGCTGAATAAAAAGAGGCGGCAGATTAATCACCGCAAGGTTTGATTAGCAGCAGGTGGAAGCCCTGCACCTTTTTGGGGGATTAGTTAAATGGGATAACTTCTGGTTTGCATCCAGAGATTGACAGTTCGATTCTGTCATCCTCCACCAAAATTTGTTGCTTGCAAGCCCAGAGGCAAGATCGTGCGTTATGTAACTATCACAATAAACTGTAATCAATTGTAAATCAGTTGAGTCGATAGCATAGAGTGCAAGCAACAAACTTACGTGCCATCTAATCAATGGCTAGTCTACCCAGATGATGAGAAACGGAGTGATGTCCGTAGGGTGGTTCCAGTCTAACCGAACTGGCGTTGGCAATACGACAATCCTCTTTGGTCGTGAAGTTGGATGGAGGCGCGATTTTCTATGCGCTATAGTGACCACCGCAGAGAGGAAGCAACTTTTTAGAATTTGATCGTTGATAAAGACATATGTGGGCAACGATCAAATATGGGATGAAGCGTTCAATAGCAACATTCAGTTGGCTACAACAATCCCATTATCCACATGTCCTGGGTAAGACACAAAACTACCCTGCTGGATGTGGCGAGCAGTAATGTTTCGCCTCCATCGGATGCCCAGAATGAGCAAACCCAGTTGTCTCATCCAGCACTTTTTTGGGGGATCTTCTAATGGCAGGACAGCAGGTTTTGATCCTGCTTATCGTGGTTCGAATCCATGCTCCTCAGTTATATTGGGTGAACGGCGAAGTTGGAGAGTCGCGTCGGACTGTAAATCCGCTGCCATTGGCTGAGTAGGTTCGAATCCTACTTCACCCACCAGTTTATCGGAGAATAATATGATTGATTGTTTAATTCTTGGTGATAGTATTGCTGTTGGCACACATTTTGCAAAACCAGAGTGTGAGGTACGCGCACAAGTTGGAATCAATAGTCGTAATTTCAATAAGAAATATAAGAATGACTTTGCTGCTAAAATTGTAGCAATCAGTTTGGGTTCTAATGATCATAAAAACATCAAGACAATCAATGAACTGATTGAGTTGCGAAACCGAGTAAAGGCAGATAAAGTCTATTGGATTGTACCTGCGAACAATTTAGAGATTCAAGAAGCAGTTGAGAATGTAGCAGAGATGTTTGAGGATTGGACTATTCGCATTCCTCATCTTTCACCTGATGGCGTTCATCCCACAATCAAAGGCTATAAGCGAATTGGTGAAATCATTGGAGAGGCAAATGGGCAAGTATTTTAGTTTTTCAGGCAAAGCAACACGCAGTGAATTTTGGGCAGTGAATCTTATTGTCATCTTCGGTGGGTGGATTGCTCTCATGGGCGCACTTGTATTTTCTGCAGGTGTTGCTTTGGCATCAGAACTCGTTGGTGGTTTCTTTGTCTTGAGTTCTTTTGCTGCATGGTTCATTGGCTGCTTGTGGTTGATCCTCGCTGTTGGTGTGCGTCGTTGTCGCGATGCAGGCATCAGTCCGTTTTGGGTGATCCCACTTGTGTTGCCAATCATGTTTGTAATCATGACAATCATCTTCGGTGTGTTGCCGACAGAGAAACAAGACAGCAA